GACGTCACCGCGCTCCCACGCCGCCAGACGACCCCGGCCCAGGATGTGCACCTGGTCAGCGCGCGGCAGCTCCCGAAACGTGGCTTGCGCGTCGGGGATCACACTGGGCGGCTCCGGCACGTTAATCCCGAGTTCCTGCCACGGCTTCACCACCGGGGTTCGGGAGCAGCGGCACCGCGGGTGACCGAGCGGCCCCGGCTCCGACGACGGATGCTCGGTGCCGTGCATCGCCCAGCAGGCCCCACACGAGGTGCGGGTGAGGCTCGCCACCCACACCCAGCCGGACAGCACCTCGCCGTGTACGGCCTGTGATGCCTGCGCCGCTTGGCGGTGCGCGTCGAGCATCTCCGTCCGGGCGATCGTCACAGCCCTGGTGAGGCCGCCGTTGAACGCGCCCTCCAGGCGGGTCAGCATGCGCCGCGCCGCCTCGTTGGGGTGGGCACCGACCGCGACGCCGCGCACCAGCTCCCGCCGCATCGCCGCGTCCGCGTCCGCCGACAACGGCCGAGACGTCGCGGTGATGCGCTCAGCGGTGCGGGCCACGATCGCCGCCAGGTCCCGCTCCGACCAGCGGGCCAGCCGCGACAACGTCACCGCTTGCGCCGCCCCGTACGGCAACTGGGTGGCGATCAGATGCGCCTGCGTCGCCGCCCCCTCCTCAGCCGCCCTCCGCGCCGCCGCCGTCGCCTGCGCGCGGGCCGTCGCGGTCAGCTCATCCAAGGCCCGCGCCGTCGCCTCCAGCGCGGCCTGAAGGCGGGCGGCGCGGACGATCTGCGCCCGAGACGGCCAGCCCCCGCCGCCCGTGGCGGCCAGAACCTCGTCCAGCGCGAGCACCAGATCCAACGCCAGCCGATCCCACGCCGTCACCCACGCCGCCGTCAACGCCCGCGCCACCCCGTCGGCGACCCCGTCGAGGGCGGCCCGCGCGGCAGCGACCAGGGCGAGCGTCTCAGCCGTTACCGGCACCGGCCGGAACCCTCTCACCGTCGGCGGCGAGGGCGGCAGCCGGATCCTCGCCCCGCCGGAACCGGTCCGCCATCGCCTGCCCGACCGTCTGCCCGGGCGGCACGAACTCACCGCCCGGCCCGGTCAACGCGTCCAGGATCCGATCCACGTCCGTCACCCCCAACGCTTCCAGCAGCAGCCGCGCCACCAGCAGCGGCGGCAGATACGTCGTCTGGTCGGCGGCGACGATCGCCTTGACCGTCTTCTCCACATCGAGGTCGTCCAGGTCCGGCCACGAGATGTCGATCGTGGTATCGGCGCGGGCGGTGAGGGTGACGATCTCCCGCCCGTCGTCGTCCCGGTCGATGGTGCCGTCCAGCGGCCCGTCCGGGGCACGCACCGCCTCACAGATCACATGCCGGTAGATCGCTTTGCGGGCGGCAGTCCACACGCCGCGCCGCAGATCCATCGTCCGCTCCGTCGGCGTATCCAACGTCTCCGCCGTCGCCCGAGCACCCGTCACCCCCGGATCCCCCAGCAGCATCGTCACCGGCAGATCCATCGCTGCGGCGACCATCGCCGCCAGCGGACGCCCCGACTCCGAATCGATGGTGGCCCCGGTTTTCGGGATGGCCTCCAGGTTCATTCCGGGGGTCATCACGGCCGCCGCGCCGGCGTGCCGCGCCTCCCCTGTTACCGGGTCCACCGTCGCGGCGGCAGCGAGCCGCGCCCGCGCCTGCGCCTGCTTGGAGCCGGGCGCGGTCAGCCGCCACGCGAACCGCGACAGAGCGCGCACAAGCTGCGCCCAGTCCTCCAAGAAGCTCTTGTACGCCCGCGCCCAGTCCAGCGCCGCGTACGCATCCGGGATACCCCACTTCCAGTGCAGATGCCCACCGACCCGCACGTGGTACACCGGGGCGTCCCACATCACCGGGGCCGGTTCGGTGTCCCCGAACCGCGGATGCGACAGCCGGGCCAGGCGGACCTTAGGCCGGTAGCCCAGCGCCGGATAGTAGGCCGTCCGCCTGCGCTGGATCACCCCGCCCGACACCGGGTCGACGCGCTCCTCCCACCAGTCCCGCCGGTAATACCAGGGGTCGGCGTGGTCGTCCGGGTTGCGGATCACATCGGTGATCTCGTCCCACGGCAGGGACCGCACCCGAACCCGGCCCGTGCGTGGCGAGGTAAACAACGCGAAGATCACGTTGCCGTCGGTGCCGAGCGCCCGCTCCAACTCCTCACACGCCTGCGCCCCCACCAGCGTCGCCTCGTTCGCCTCATGAAACGCCGTGATCAGCTCGCCGACCTGCGGGTCACGGGCCGTCACCTCCACCCCCGACCCCCACACGTACGCCTGCCGGAGCGCCAGGCCGCGCTTCACCAGCGGATTCTTGATCGCATACAGGCGGCAGATCGCCGTGATCTGCCGCAACCCCTCCCGCGTGAACTCCTGATCCGTCCGCGCGGCGAGGCGCTGCCAGCCCGGCTCCAGCATCCGCGCCTCAAGGTCGGCGACCGACTCCGCCAGGAACGCCGAACGCTCACGCTCAGCGGCGACCTGCTCAGCCAGCACGGTACGGCCCGTCACCCGCCACCACGTCTCCTGCAACCGCTCAACGACCCGCACGCCCGGCCTCCTCTCAGTACGGCGAGATCCCGCCGCCACCCCAGTCGTCCAGGTCATCCGCGCCGACGATCTGGTCACCGGCCAGCAGCGGCGACAACAACAGCCGGTTGATCGCCTGGCTCATCGCGTCGACCTGGTCGTCATGGCTCCCGGTCGGGAACGCCGCACACTCGGCGACGAAGGCGCCCACCCACGGCGCCAGCTCCGGCGCGGGCAGCCACACCTGCCCTGCCTCGATGAACGGGGCGACCGCCGACGCCCGCGCCGGTTTCGACCCGTGCGGCTCCTCCGGCACCAGCCCCGCCACGATCTGAGACAGGCTGTTGATCACGGCGGGGCCGTTCGCTTTGTCCTCGACCAGCTTCAGCGTCGCCTGCGGCCACTTCGCGGCCAGCTCACGCACCGCCTTACGCGTCTCCACGAAGCTCAGCCGCTCATGCACCTGGTCGAGCAGGGTCGCCTGCAGCCCGTACCGCGCCCACACCTGCCCGCACACGAAGTCGGAGCCGTCGGTGCTCTTGAACGCCATGTCCCACGACTGGATCACCTCGTCCGCGCCGACCGCCCAGTACGACCCGTCGTCCCGGACGATCCACCGCGGCCGGTCGTAGGTCCGCCACCACTCCCGCTTCAGGATGCCGCCCTCGGCCGGGGACGGGCGGCCCTGATACAGGGCGTTCCACACGCGGGACCCGACAGCGACGCGAATCTGCTCCCACTGCCGCACGGTCCGCCCACGCGCCGAGGTCAGATACTGCCCCGGCTCCCGCCCCAGCGGATCGACCTCACCCTTGACCGGATCATGGTCAGCCTGGGCGGGGATATTCAGCACCCGCCACCGGTGCGCATCCTCCGCAGCGAGAAGACGGCCCGCCAGATCATCCTCATGCCAGCGGGTCAGGATGACCACCACCGGCGCCCCCGGCGCCAGACGCGTGTTGGCGACCGCAGTCCAAAAGTCCCACACGACCTTGCGCCAGGCGGCACTGTCAGCGTCCTGCTGATCCTTGATCGGATCGTCAATGAACAGAACGTCCACCGGCTTCCCGGTCAAACCACTCGTGATGCCGACACTGCGCGCCCCGCCGCGGTGCAAGTCCAGACGCCACCGGCGTGCCGCGCCGTTATCCGGCGCGATTCTCAGCCCTAAGTCGAGCGCGCCCTCTTCGCCATCGTTCGCCGTGATGTGGTTACGGATCGTGCGGCCGAACTCGTCGGCGAGATCCTGGGCGTAGCAGGCGATAGCGACCCGCAGATCAGGATTGCGGGTCAGCAGCCACAGCGGGCCAACCGTGGTGACCCGAGTGGAGTTGTGGACGACGAGGTCTTCAGCAGTGAAGGTGTGGTCGTCTTCGACCGTAAGGCAACGGCATTCCGCTTCCTCGCCCCGCTCGATCGCGGCGATCGGGTCGGTGGCAAGCGGGGCGTCGAACTCTGTTCGCCGTAGCGGCCAATCCCTGAGCGTCTGAGCCTTGGCGTGATGGACAGGGACGAGAGCGCGGAATCGGTAAACGTCATCCTGTCGCCTCATGAGCAGGCGCCAGGACACGTAAGGCTCGCCCCGGTAGATGGTGTTCTTCGCGCGAAGGGTGCTCTGGATGCCGAGGCGCAAAAGTAGGTGCTGGACATCAGCGAGAAGATCTCGGCTGACGGAGTTGAACTCCAGCCGGGCGTCAGGTCGGGCGCCACCCCGCTTCGACACGGTGCCGTCGCAGGCGAAGTACGCGCCGATGAATTCTGCAATGACCTCTGGAGTCTGCGTGAAGATCTCGACGGGGACCCGTTTGGTCCGCGAAGTTGCGCCAGCCATGCCGTGAATCCGGAGCCACGGACGAACGCCCTTGGAGATGCCGATCCGCTTTTTCGATCCGGCGGTCCACCGCGCTTCGAAGCCGAGCGCTTCGACGCATCGCAAGATGTCTTCGGTTTCAAGGTCGTCGAAGCACGTGATGCTCGCGTTGGAGGTCCGGCCACTTCCGCGTTCGTACTCCGTGGTGCTGCCGTCGCCGATGAAGTAGCCCATGAGGCGGGCGGCTTCGGGGGTGAGAGTCGCAGTGGGCGTGGTCTGCGGCGTCATGACAGTCGCCAGGGAGTCCCCAACTTCGAGGTCCCCGGCGTTCACCCATCCGGCGGGGGTGAGGAAAGGGTGATCGAGTGCTGCGGTGACGGTCCGCCCTGCGTGAGTGGTGATGGTGACGACGGGGAGGAATCCTTGGTCATGTACTGCGGTGACGGTCTTTGGGCGACCGAGGTGAGTGATCACCGTGTCGCCAACTTGGACGTCTCCGAGTTTGCTACGGCTGCCGTCTCCCATGAGGATCATGGAGGCAACCGTAACGGGTTTTCCCTCCTGCGGCGGCATTGTGATGATCAGCCGGTCGCAGCGCCCTTCGGCGATGTCCACCAGCGCCGCGTCGATCAGGTCCAATGCCGGAGTCTGCACCGTGCTCGGATCGATGGCCGCAGCCAGTTCACCCGGCGAACGCCACCCGGCGCTGCCCCGCCGTGCTTTGGCCGCGCGCAACTGGTCACGCACCCGCCGCAGTCTCCGGACATCCCCTGCCTTGACGAGCTCGTTGACCCGCGCCAGAACCTCAGCCGTCGCCGTCACCGGTTAGTTCCGCCAGCAGCCGGGCGATCTCCGTGCCGAGCCCCTCCGCTTCGGCAGACACCTTCAACGGCGCGTCCAAACCGAGGAGCTTCGCCCGCCGCTCCTGAATCCGCAGCAGCCGATCGATCGCGGCCAACACCGGCCCGTCGTCGACCAGCGGGGCACCCTCCCACTGCACGACGGTGCCCTTGTCGACGACGTAGTGCGTGGCCTCCATAACGCCCAGCGCGGCCCGATGCAGCTCGTCCAGACGGAGAAGCTCCAACTGCCGCACCTCGTCGGCCGGCTCGCGCACCGTGTCGGCGAGGGCGCGCTGCACGGCCTCGTAGGCGCTGCTCTTGGACAGGTGGAGGTCAGCGCCGATCTGCTCGTACGTTCGGCCACGCGCCCGGAGACGGCAGGCTTCAGCGTCCTGCTCGGCGGTGCTCAGACCACGGGTATAGCGGCCGTCTCCTCCGCGGGTACTCGACATGGTCACCCCCTCCGGTCAGGCGCACAGCAGCAGCTCCTTCGATGTATCAACTCTGGGTTGATGGTTCGGGCGGGCGGCAGGCCCCCTCAGACCTGCCGCCCTTCACCCGACCTACTCACCTTCCGACCGCCCGGACGGAAGCTCTTGTGTGCCCGGCGCCCAGCCGTGGTTCGGCGCCGGGGTCTTACCTGGGT